TGATAAAATATTTCAAATGGTTTATTTTTTTTCAAATGTTCTGATGTAACCCACCCGAAATTACCCCACCACCAATTACCATTGCAAGTAACACCTACAGTATCATATTCATTTAATTTATCAACACATTCTTTCCATTTATCAATTAAAAAATATTCTAGTTTTTCTACCCAACAATTTACACCATTTATTTTTAAATCATCAATAGTTTTATCATTAAAATTTTTATATTTGTTAAATACTCCTTTTGTATGAAAATAAAATATTTTATAATTATCATTTTGTTTACCTAGTTCATCAACTTTACATAATGCTTTATATCCTTCACCATAATTTATATTTGAATATATTAATTGTATCTTTGGATATATATTAACTAAATTAATTATTTTTTCTTTAAATAAATTATCGGGATCGGTTATATAAACATAAATTTCACCAGCGGTTTCGTAAAGACCTGATGATTTAATTCTTTTTAATTGTCTTACAAATCTTTCTTCCCAGTCATTTATTGTAAAGCAATGTAAAACTACTACTATCATATTTTATAATTTTTCAAAATATTGACCAATATTAAATTTTGTTTTCATATTAATTGATTCATTATCATTTGGTATAAATTTTTTTGGATCAACTAATCTAAAATCAATAGAAACTCTTGTTTCTGTTGTTATATTATTTTTGTTTCCATGATACAAATTAGCTCCATTAAAAATTAGAATTTCTCCATATTTTACACAATATGGTTTATAATCACCCTTATCTTCAATACTTTCCATCCATATTGTATTATATTCATTGGTATCCATAAAAGGCATCCAAAAATTCACTTCAGTAATACCATGATTATATGCTTTATCTTTATGCCATTCACCTACTGCTAAATTACCATTTGCTAACTGAACTCTAAATGTTGGGATTGATTGGTATATTATTTCATTGTAGTTAAAATTAAATTTTAAATATTTAATTAAATTTAAATATGTTGGTAAAAATTTATTTTTAAAATTTTCATAATATTTTTTATGCCAATCTGTAGATTGATCTTTTTCTCTAATTAATATATCATAATCTTTTAATTGGTGTAGATTTTCTAATTGAGAAACTCCCATCATTTTAGATATAATTTTTCTAAATGGAAATTCATTAGTATTATATGATATTTTATAAGGTGTTGATGAATACATTATTTTTTAATTATAATTGATGTTATACTCCAATCAGGTTTTTGTTTATAAATGTTAATAGATTTAATATTATTTTCTAAATATAATTTATCTTCTTCATTTATATAATCTGAGATAATTTGGCCTGTTTTAATAAAATTTTCTAGCATATTTAATGTTAATGTTTTATTTGGATCTCCCCAATTACACCAACTTTTTGCAGGATTAATAGCTTCAACGCTTGTATGTAAATCTTCTATAATAAAAATCCCCCCAGATTTTAAACACTTAAAAAATTTAGCAAAAGTTATTTGTTGATCATACATTCTATGTGAGGCATCGTCTAAAATAACATCTACATTAGAAAAATTTTCAGATATATTTATTAAATCTAATTCATCAGAAGTATCTAATTTATAAAATTCTAATCTGTTGTTATCTTTATTTTTTAAAGATTCTTTGGTATTATTAATATTAATATCTATACCAATAACTTTAGCATTATTAAAATAATCTCTCCACAAAAGAAGTGATTCACCATTTAATACTCCAATTTCAATAAAAGTTTTTAAGTTATGTTTTAATGTCCCTAAAACTTCATCATAAATTAACGTAAAATAATTATGCTCATAAAATTTATCTGTATTGTAAATTTGAGCCATTTCTGATAACAGTGTATAGTTTGGTCTTTCAATATTTAGTATATCATAATATGCATGATCTAACGTTCTATTTGGGGTTTGTGCATAAGAAAATGCATGGAAAATAAAATTTTTATCATTACTATCTTTATAAGTTCGGCCATTCAATATTTTATTAGATATTATTTTTATATTGTTATGAGAATCATCTTCATTTGTAATTAAATGACCAAAGCACGTTTGATCGTGCCATAGTTGATTTTTATATTTACCATCTTCTAATTCATTCCCAATATCCCACCATTTTTTAAGAAAATTTATTGTCCATTTACTATTTTTAAAAATAAATACACCTGCATTTAATATACTAGGTCCATAATCTTCTGTACATATAATGTTGTAATTTTCATCAATAAATTGTTCAATATTGTATGTATGATCACAAAAAATAGCATCAGCATCTAAAAATAAAATATATTCTGGGTTGTGATTTTCTAGTATTGATAGAATAAATTTTGGTTTATACCAGGTTATTTGTCTATCTAGTAATGTATTTAAAATTTTATCAGAGTTATCCTCATAAAAATATCTGTATCCTTTATCATTGCAATATTTTTCATTTATTGCTTTTGTATATTTTGCATAAGATAAATTACTAGTCCAATATTGTGCAACAAATATTTTATTTCGTTCCATATTTATTTATTTTGTGGTAAAATTCCTTCTATTTTCTCACACCATTCTTGAGAAATAGAATGGGGCCATACTACCCATTTATAAGGTTTGTCATCACATTCAAATTCTCTCCAAATTTTACAATATCCATCAGGATCCTTTTTTGCAGTTTCAATTTCAAAAGGTTCAGCATCACTTCTGTATATAGTTTCTCCTTTAGAGTTTTCAAATGCTACAACCCAGAAATCATAATCATCTAATGGTACTTGATTAAATCCAATATCTATACAATGTCTAAATATTTTTAAAAATGAAAGTTCATATTTAATTGGATCTTCAATTATAGGATTAGGAGCAATATTGTTGTCCTTTGTATATTTTTGTATTGCTCTTTTTTTAAAAGATATCCCAGAATATTGTTCGTATTCTTCTAAAGTTCTAATAGTACCTAAATCAAATTTTTTAAAATTCATTCCTTTCCTAATTTCACCATCCATTCCTAATAATGCTCTATTTTTTTTATGACAATAATCATTTCTTTTTCCCCATTCATCATCATCATCCCATTGCTTAGTTCTACCTTTACGAGTATATTCATGCCAAGCAATTATTTTATGAGGATGAAATAAATCATATCCTGAGGTGTAGGAGCGAACAGCTAATGAAATTTCCTCACCATGAAAATAATATTCAGGGTCATATGTAACTTCTGTACACCATTGACCTAGAGTAAAAATAAAATGAGCAGATAAAAAACGAGATGGTATTGGGGATTTTAATTTTTTCCAATCAGGTATAGTTGCAGGTAAAAAAAATATAGCTCCTTCAGGAATAAATCTATCAAAAGTCATCCACCATGGTTCTTTTACTCTTTCTTCTGGGTCATTTTCTGGGTTAAAAGAGGAGATATAGGATGTTAGTAAAGGTTTTTTATGTCCTTTCTTTTGAAGTTTCTTTACTATTTTAATACACTCAGTATCCCATCCCTTAATAAAGCGATGATGGGAATCTAATTGTAAATAATATTTTTCATCTGTATATTGTTGATGAATTTGGTTTCTAGCCCAACATGCTCCTTTAGAATCCTTATAATTAATATCAATAATTTTAAAACGAAAGTCATTTTTAAATTCATCTAAATTATCCCATTCATCCTCCGGGTTGTGCTGCCATGCAATACCAAATACTAAATTTTCAGGATGATCAGCATTATTAATACAATCGTGTATTGTTAGTAATAATTGAGGATCTCTATAGGATGCTATAGAAATATAAATAGTATTCATAAACTAAATATATAAATTAATTTTTGCTTAAACAAAATCTTTACGGAAATATTTACCTGCTATGTTGTCATTGTAACTATTATCATTAAATAACACACCATGTATTATTTGTTCTTCTAGCTCAAAAAATGTAAGTTGTTTTTTATTTTTAGCAAATTTACGTATAATACGTTGAAATTTATATTCACCTAGCAATTTAACATCAGCAAGCAATTCTTTAGATGAACCGTAGTATGATTTCCACCCACTATCTACTTTATCAACTCGGGTGGTTGGTTTACGACCAGCACCTGTGTGTTCGGCGATTTCTTTTTTAGTAAGTTTTTTCTTTTTATTATGAGTAAATGCTTTTTTACCTATATAAAACTTATTTGTTTCCAAATTAGTAATTATATAAACAAAACCATAATACCCGTTAATTTGCTGTTCAGGAAATTCTTCTAAACTTCCATCATCAAGATGCCATAACCAATTATTCATAAACTTGTTTTAAGTATCGTGTTTAACTACAAATGTCATATCTGTGTCTGGAGATATTAGCATTGGTTTGCCAAATTTAGCAACTGCTAATAGTTCATTATTGTCATTGTATAATCCTAATGTTGTAGCATAGGTATAAAAATCAGAGCCAGTAGCAAAATCTTTTACAGATCCACTAGCATAATTATTTACTAGTGTTGGGTTATAGGATAAATTAAAATCACTTTCTTTAACTACACAACGAACTTCATGTTCATATATTATGTGTTCATTTTTAAATGATACGGCCCATTCTTCAAAAGAAAATATTTGTTGATAAGAAGCAGTTTGACTAGTTATTATACATAATCCTTGAGGGTAAAAAATATTTCCTACATAATGGGAAGCAGTACTTTCATTAGAAGAACTAAGAAAATAATCAGAAGGATTAAAATAACCATTTTTT